ATATAATAAAAATTAATATAAAACTACCCCACCCGAAGGCAGGGTAGTTTCACCAAATATAATCTACTTCTAGTTCATTAACATGAAGTTGTTCGCTCCCTGTGTTACTAAGCAACGCTCAGATAACATGTGGATTTGCATTGCGTCTAGCGCAGATGTCGAAGCTCCAACTGAACCAGTGGTCCAAGTCTTCATCTTGCGATTGTCTGTAGCAGAAGCTCTGTAACGTACGTGTAAGAATGGACGCTTAAGGTTCTTACCTAGAGCTTGGTCATACACAGTAGATACTCCAGCTGGAATCATAACGCCTCGAATAGCGTTAACAGTGTCTTTACCGTTAATCAATCCTCGTGTAGATAAGTCATTCAAGTACTTCCAATCAGACTTGTAGAAATCATAAGATCCACGACGGAATCCAGAGAATCCTAAGTTAAGAGCCATATCCTCGCTGTTGTCAAATACTCCGTAAGAAGTACCTCCAGCACCGTAAGAATTCATAGAAGCAAGCATATCATCCATAGCTAGAGCTGTTGCTCTATTTACAAACATCATGTTCTCTTCAATAGCTCCATTCTTATCAAACTCAGCTAAGATTGCATCAAATTCAGCTAAGTCAGTAGCAGCATTAATTCCTGTTACACCTGTAGCCTCATTACCTCTTGCGTTGATAGCAGCGAATAAACCCTCTGTACCAGCTAAGTCTTGACCAATCGCACCAGTTTGAAGTGGTGTAGTTGCGTTTGTAGCTTTCTCAGACTCAATCATAGCCATCTCTAAGTAATCAGTAAAACGAGCACGAGTATCGCCCTCAGCTTTTAGATACCATAAGTAACCATTTTGACCTTCTTCTCCAGCAACTTCAACCCAACCAATAGCAGACGCGTCAGATCCTGAGATCTCATACTTATCTTTAATGATAATAGGGTTGTTGTTGTAAGTCTTGAAAGATGGTGAATTAACCGCATCTCGTCCGACAGAACCTTTAACGTACTCAGATCCAAATACTAGTACTTGAACCTCACCAGCTAGACCTGCACCTGCTAAATTAGCAAACTGATAAGGCTTAACTGTTATAGTGAGTGTGTCAGTGCTTACACTCACGACAAAGCATTTAGCTGTTGAGTTAGCGTCAGCTACGATAATCATATCGCCAGCTCGAACGCCGCATGATGTAACTGCTACACCATCTGCATCTTTATCTAACACTATTGTCTCACTTGATATGTCACCTTGGTAAGATAGGTGTAAACGACCTTGCTCAGACCAAATAACTTGGTCAGATTGCATTGCCTCTTCAGCTCCTACTTGTGAAAGGAATCCTGAGATACTTCTGTTTCCAAAAATCTCAGACTCTTTCTCCATAAGCTCTGGTAAATATTGTTGTGCCCAGCCGTTGCCATCGGCAGTGAAGTCGATGTAAGCGCTTGCTAGGGTTTGTTTGGATGCTGCCGCTGCGGGCGCACCATTGCTTGTTATAGCCATTCTTTCTTAATTTTTAATTTTTATTCTTAATTTTAAACTTAAAAGAAGCTGAATCGTCACCTAGCACTTTAAACTTCATACCACCAGTCTGTGCTTCCCCGTGAGAGGATCTAGCCGTTGTGTTGATATTCTTAGCTTTGGCCACGCTGTCTTTCAGTGCGTCTGCCTTGCCTTGTTCGTAAAAGTGATTAGCAACTGCGTCTGCATTCATAGCTGTGTACAAACTCTTGTGATACCCCTTAGCGTCGTTCATTGTATTATCTTCGTTTAAAAACTTTTTAACGAAATTATTAATGTCGCTCTGGTTCTCTTTAACTTGGTTTGTGTCCTTAACATTAAATCTAAAGTTCTTCTCCCCGACACTATATTCAAAACCTTTGAAATTGTCATTGAAAACCTGCTCGGTCTTCTTGTCGAACCTAGACTTCTGCTGTTGAGCTACTTTCTGCGTTTGCTCTGCTTCTTTATTATACCTACTAAAGAAATCAATTGCCTTCTGCTGCTCACTAGTGAGTTTGCTACCAGCTTTGATATCTTCGTAATACTTAGACTTTTGCCCGTCTAAATAGGTCTTAGCCTCGGCAACTTGCTCTTTGAGGGCTAATTTTTTTCTCTTTATATCTATTTCATCATCTAACTCCTCGTCGAAAGAAAATTTATCTTCCATAAGGAAGTTTATTTCCTCTGAGTTTAGATGAGGTTTAGTTCTTTTGTAGTATTCAAGCATAGCGTCTTGATCATCCAGATCTTTGATGTCTCTATTTAGATTAACATAATCCGCTAGATCTCCACCTGTGTCGTCCATGAAATCTAATAATTTCTTAACGTTTTCAGGCAGTGGTTTACCTGACTCTTCACTTTGTTCTATAGCCTCAACAACCTCATCTTCGGTGATAACCTCTTCATCGGTTATCTCTTCAAGCGTGGGTGTTTCGTCATTAGTGTCCTCTTCTTGTGCAACTTCTTCAATTGACTCTTCGAGATCAGTTTGATTTTCATCTACTATTGGTTTACTTAGGTCTAACTTAATGACATCTGGGTCATCTTTACTTTCAAATTTACTTAAATCTAATTCAGGTTCTTGCTCCTCAGCAACCTCCTCTGTAGGAGGGATTTCTTGGGTAACCTCTTCGGTAACCTCTTCATTTTTCACTTCTTCCATAATACAATATTATATAATTAATTATCTACCTACTGAGGGGTCAAAATGGTCTAAACCAAGTCCACCACCTACTATATCATTACCTGAAGATTCAAACTTTTTACTAGTTTGCTTCATATTTTCTCTCTTGTCTTTACCAGACTCCTTCATTTGTTCTAAACCCTTCATGTCTTCACGCTCTGCATCACGCGTAGACTGGTTGAGATCAAACTCAAACTGCATTAATTCTTTCTTTAACTTACCCTCCTCTTGAAGGTGCGTTAACTTACCTTGGGATTTAGCTTGTTCCAGTTGTAGATCCGCTTGTGCTTTCGATTGGTTCTTCTGCATCTCAGATTCAGCTGATGCTTGTTGAGCTTGTATATTAGCCTGTGACTGAGCTTGAATATTTTCTTGCTGGAGCTTTTGATCACGCTCCTGCTTCTTCTTGCGTTTTATTTTGAGCAATTGGTTAGCAAGTTTTAAGTTCCTAACTTCTCTTATATCTATAGCGTCATCTAGATCAATCAACTGCTGAGCTATAGCTGTTTGAATATTATTCTCTAGTAACTGCTTTTCTTCTTCATCTGGTTCTAGTTCTAAGAATATACCGAAGTCATATAAATGTAGCTCAGACATTTCTTTCAATGTAGCTACGTTGTGTGCACCTATAGCTTGAACAAATGCATCAGCAGTAGGCGAATACTCTAATATGTCAGATATCCTAAGAGATAAAGCATCAGCAACCTCAGATGTTAGGAACATCGATGATAGTAATATATGTCTAGTAGCTACATTAGAGTTAGCTGCCGCTAACTTCTGAACCCCAACTAGAGAATTAGGATCTGGCGAACTACCGTCTCTAGCCTCATTTAATCCGGTTACATCACGGATCATTTGTAAGTAATAATTATATGTACTGATTAAACTGCCTATCTTGTTTTGACCAGCTCCATTAGATATCTGTTGAATAGGTATCTTACCGGGGTTATTATCCCCATCACCTGTTAGTGATCTACCAATAACTGAACCTGTTTGGAAGAACATATTCAAAGCTTCCTGTGGGTTGTAGCTAGTACCGTTGCCTAAATCTACTTCAGCAAGTCCATCTGCGTCAAGGTACACTCCATCGGGTACCATGCGAGACATAACTTGCTGTAATTTAAGGTGCGTTAATTGGATGGTATCGGCAAATCCAGTTATCCTACTAACTAAAGACTCTATTCGGCCTTCATACATTCTTGGTGCTACTATAGAGTAGTTCATTTTAACTTTGTTAAAATCACTCTTACTACGCATCATATTCTCAGCCTTCTCCCATTTCAACAACTTGTCTGACCCGACAATCATAGCCCCTTCAAATATGCACTCAACAGATCTTTGTAACCTAGAATATCCACCCTCCTTATCCTTAGGTGGATTAAATGTGTCTGGCTTCTCTATGGCCTTGTACCCACCACTACCTGTTTCCTTTATCTTGTAGACATCATTAGTATGCGTTCTAAAGTTAAAGTATAAAACTTGAACCTTATTTTTATCAGCATATTGAGTGTGTCTACCAATATGTCTCTTACTGTTGTTAGAGTAAATATCCTCTAAATCAGTCTCAGTCAAGTTGTCGAACTCTCTAGCTAGTTCATTTATTGGGATGGTTTTTACTTCTCCCACATAATATATATCGTCAAAGTAAGGAGAATCTGTGTGAGAGTAAACGATGTTAGCAGGATCTACGTATTCCACTGTTACTCCATCACTCCAGTTGAAGTTTGTTTTAACACAACCTATACCAAGCACTGTTAAATCATACAACAACCTGCGTCTAGTTAAGTCATACTTGTTACCATCTAGTAACACATTTATAGCTTGCTCTTCTGCAATCTCCACGCCTTGCTTATAGCTAAGCTGCATATGGAGATCTAACTCTTCTTGAGTATCAGGTAGATCTTCCTTCTTATTTTCATAAAGATCTATATTAAACATTTGAGCTGCTTGGTCATTGTATACCTTAGCTTCCATGTCTCTTATCATAGACTCCATATATTCCGTTCTCTTACTAACACCAAATTGGTCCTGGGAGTAAGCTCTTACGCTAAACATCCTTTCAGACATACCATTGACAACAATATCTACGAACTTAGGTATAATAGGTACTGGCTTCCAGTCTAAATTAAGATAAGATAAATCGCCATTTATAGACAATTCATCTTTATATTTCTGTACAGGTTGCTCTCCTCTAGCGTATAACCTTAGGTTGTGAAACCTCTGCTGGGTGGTGCCGTACCTGTCTGAGCTTTTAAACCACTCCTGTTCGATAGCTCTAGCTACTTTAAGCCCATATTCTGGACTCATTTTCTCTAGATCCGGTACCGCTTGAGAAGGGAAATTTACATATACTGACTCAGCCATGCTTATTTAATTATTTGGGAGTTGAATCCCTTATTGTTGTATTTTGATATATTTAAGTCCAAAGGTTGTATTTCTACCTTGGCATTAGGTGTATATAAGTGTCTATTACAAGCCATGATGGCTAAGCCCGAGCTTATTGAGGCGTCGTGCTTGGTTCTCTTGTTTATATCAAATCTAGCCCAATCATTAAGTAGCTCGTTAAAGTATACGGTTCCATAGTTACCTTCTCCAAGGTGACCTACGTGTTGTTGTATATACATTTCAATAGCCGCTGCGTGAGCTTGTTTTATATCTTCACTTGAGTTTGGTATACCGCCTACTTCTTTTTCAGCAACTGATAGTTTTCTCCATATCTTATCTGGTCTATTCATACTGTAACCTCTATAGCCTCTTCGGCGGAGGTAGTATAGTAGTCTAGGTTTATTATTCTCTGCTAGTATAGGCATTCCATAAAATACTAATGCCATCAATACGTCTTCAAAGAAGATTTCTGCGGTCTGTGGTCTAGCTATATATTCTAAGAAGAATGTACTCGAAGGTGCATCTTCCATAGAGAACTTTGTTAATCCATGAAGTGCCCCTTTCGACCCTTTACCATCAACAGTACCGCTAATATCGTAACTATCACACCCAAACGCGCCAATATGATAATTCCCTGGTGACTTAACTCCATTCTTTATTACTTGCTTATTTTGCAGGTGAGATGGTGGAACCCAACTTACCTTAAATCTACCTCCTGGATCTGGGTGGAAAACCACTTGCGTATCCTTAACACCATTCACCCAACCAAAGCTACCAGTTGTAGTATGAGCGGAATGTCTACTGCCTTCGTTGTAATCTATCTGTTCATAGATTTTCATAAGGTTAAAAAGACTACTCTTACTTTCATCTCTAAAAGCGTGCTCCTCCGTCCTTGGGAATTGTCGGTAGAACTCATTTAAAGCATCTTGATCTTCTTTAAGTCCATCAGCCTCATTCTCCCAACTGTCTATAACTCCAATATCTATTAATTCACCGTCTGGTCCAAATCGCTCATCATTACCTGGATTATTAAACACTGGAAATCCGTGCTCATCAATAAATCCTTCATAGTTCCATTCCATTGGGACAAAGAGAGAATATAACCCAGACTTTGTTTGTCCATTACGGTTTCGCTTGGATACATTTGAGTCATTGAACAGTTTTTTAAAATTAGAACCTCCTTTATCTAGTGCGTTTGAAGTAGATCCCATAAGGCATTTCCCTACGATTCTACTACCAAGTCTTAAGCAAGTCTTTGTTACTCGCCAGTTATTTAATATGTTATCTGGTCTCTCCCACTTACCACTCTCGTCATGAACTAATAGACTTAACTTTTCACCATCGTAACTATTATCACCAGTATTCTTCCAATCTATAGTAGTGTCAAGACCAACTATTTCCTCCAACTTCTCATTACTCTGTATCTTCTTACGAGTAAACTTGGTAGATGGAACTCTATAAGCAAGTTCTGATTTAGGTCTATCCATACCGTCTTGTACGGGTTTAAAGAAAAAAGGGTAGTTTATAGATATAGGCACAACCTTATCTGTAAACATCTTCTTAGCATCAGCACCTGACTTAGATAGTATACCATATCTACTATCACTCGATATAGTGGCTAAGTTAACTGTTTCAGCTGAACTCATAAAAGAAAAACCTGAACGACGATTCTTAAGGTAGCACATACCGTAACATCTCTTATCTACTTTACATGCTTCCCAAAAGATAAAAAACAATCGATTAGCTTCTCTGAAGTCTGGTGCCCCGACATCAATCTTACTCCATTGTAAGTACATGTAGTGGCTACCGGTTATATAAGTAGGTTTACCTTTATTAGTAAACCAAAACCCTTCTTCTCTACGTCTAAACTCTTCATCTATATATGCATGCCACTTATCCTTTTGTTCATCTGGATAACCCCTCCAGTCAAATATAGTTTTTATGCGGCTAAGTTCTTTAGGCTGATCCACCTTCTTCCATTTATTACTCTCGTGTTTAAAAACGCTAGTAGGCTTTGGTAAGGCGATCTTAAACCCTTGTATGTCGTATATATCACCTATAACTCCAGTCTTAGACAATACCACTATGTCGTGATCTTTATCGTAACCATATTTCCACTTCTTACCTCTATTTAGTCTGGTGAGGGTGGTTTTTTTTATAGGCTCTATTATTTTAAATAATGTTTGTTCGTACATTATTTAGATCTTCTTTCAGCAAAACCCTTAAAAACAGTGCCTCCTTTATCTTCAGGCTCTCGCCCTTCTAAGAGATTCTCCTCTTCTTGGATTCTAGTCAATATCTCAAAAGCGTCGAAAATAGCAAGCTTCTTCGTGGCGGCGGCATTCTTAAGTCTATCAGCAGTGATGTCATCACCAGAATCTACAATAGCTTCCTTAGCTACTTTGATTAGTTCTTCAACTGCCTTGTGCCCAGCTTGGATTATATTCCTCTTCGTCTCCTTGATATTCATATTTAATTGTAATAAAATTAGATAAAATTCGATACATCCTTCGACCGTCTATAACAAACTCAAACTCACTGCTAGGCCTAAACCCAACTATATCCCCTTTGGAAACAGTTCCGTCAGAGTATTTAACAACACCTACATGTGGCCTCTCTGTTTCGCTACTTAACTGGCTATTGTCCTTTATAGGTTGTACAAAACAATATCCCTTAGGGCAAATCCAATCACCATTTCTTTTATATAAAAAGATCTGATCTTGAGATACTAAGTACTTGCCTTCCTCTAAAAAGGAGCTACTGTTCCTTTCTCTACCCTTTACATCGTGCCAACGTCTAAACACATTGTGATGTACTATAACTATATCTCCACGCTTTATATATAATGGTGCACCTGCTTGAGGCACAGCCAACACTAAAGCTTCTCTATTAACATGCTGATGATTAAAAACCTCTGTGTTTAGTATTAACTCTTTATCCCCAACCTGCTTAATGTTGTTGTACCTTTCTCCTAGTGGTTCAACAATATAGTTGTAAACCGAGTGCATTAGTACTCCAGGTTATACTCAACGGATATAGCCATATTCTTATTGAAATCCTTCCAAGGTATAACCGCTTTCCCTTTCTTGATATATATAGAGTACTTTGTTTCCTCTTCTAATATATCACAGATAGTATGACCTCCATACACTTCCTGCCCTACGGCATAGTGCATGGAGTCATTCTTGTAGTCTTTACCTATCGTGATCTTACGAATCAGATGGCTCATCTCCGTATTTAATAGACCCGTCCTGGATGTTTATATTCACCTCGCCATACTCTTCGCGGATTTCCTCTTGAACTTCGTTAAGCTGATCGTTGCCCTGAGCTAGCGTATGTAGTAAACTATGCTTCTGCGCCTCTATCTTACCGATGTCCGCGTGAAGTTTGTTTACAGTACTAACAATGTTCTGTACTCTCTCTAATTGATCCTTAGAGATAGCCTCTG